TGACGGTTGTGTACGATCAACGCACACTAAGGGTTGTTGTGCTAGTTACAATTAGCACAAACGGTGGTTTCCCACCGACTCCAACGGAAGTACGCTGCTTTCGCAGCCTCTTCCAACGTGTAGTCCCAATAAAGGGCGACACGCTTCCTCCGCGCGTACATAGTCGGTTCTGCGTCTTCACGCAGCCCGATTTTGCCGCCTCTGACGTATCCACCAACAAAGGAGATTAAAAGACCAGCCGCATTATAACGCCTAGCCTTCTCACCTCGAGGCAGTTTAAAGACACGGTCTCCGATCGTGATTTTCTGGCTCACGCTAACCCACGGGCGATATAGGATGGACCCTTCGGTCCGCCCATCGCCACAACGGCTAACAAGAACCTTACTTTTCTTAACAAGGAGACAAAACGGGACTTGAATCCCCGCACTCGTATCTTCATATCGCGGCACCGGATTCCAAGGGACGCTCGATAAGAGCAAGCCCACGGTCCGGCGCAACAATATACCGGTGGTAGTCGACCACCTGTTAAGCCGATTAATGATGGAATATCGCTCCTGCTTTGTACTCATACGCTTGACGTATACAGCACGGATGTTGACTCCTCGATAGAAGTCCCCACCACAGGATTCGCGAAAGGGTCCTTGACGAAAGGACTTAGAAGCGTTGACTTTAAAACCCAGGAGCTTCAAAAGACGACACACAGGGTCCCACAAAGAAGTGGGAGCAATGATGTCATCTCCGAAGACGCCCCAGGTTCCTTGGTCATCTCCGCGTGGTGCCCGAAGAGGCACGCTATAGACGCGGGCACACGCTTCGACAACACAACTAAACAAGGCCGTCTGCAACGGAAACGTAAAACCGTTTCCCATCGTAGAGACCATGTGCAGCTCTCGCTTCCCAATAGGGGTAAAGCAGAACGGGCTCCTCAAATCAAGCAGCAGATCATAAATCTCGCCCGGGAGTGAAGCCTCTAACATTGTCAGTGACATACTGTCAGAGGCGCTCTCGAGGTCGATAGTGAACTGGCTGTCATCAAGGGACCCCCGCCTAGCGAGCTCTCGATTCTTGAGAGGCTGCATTGTTAGATCGATTCCAAACCGATCCTTCAACCTGCCCTCAATTACTGCACCCAAACCTAACTGTAGATACATGTTAAGGTTCGGTTCTATGCAGATCACTCGAGAGATGTCCTCGTATTTCTGTGCGAAGGATAATCTGCTACCCTCAACTAAGGTTCCACGACCAAACATAGCAGACCGCGTGAGTTCAGCGGATCGCCATAGGTCTGTCGTGCGTGTATACCTTAGAAAATGCCCGTAGAGCGGGCCTGACGTTACGGAAAGAGGTGACGAGAACAACTTCGTGTAGAAGTCGACCCCGTTCACAAGGACCGATGACCCAGGACCAGTACGGCCCAAGTCACAGATCTCATCCCAACTTGTAAAAGCACCCCCAGAGGGGTGAAAGAAGTTGTCCAAGGAGGTTTTAAACTCGTTAAACAACATCTCATCTACGAAGTCGGTAATCTCTAGCTTCCAGTTCTCGCAGTCTCTATTGACCTGCAAGAACTTAAGCAGGGCGCGGTTTTCAGCCGCCTCTGACGTCGCTTCCAGCTTTCGCAGGAAATTACGTCGCATGAGGCACTTAGCCGCATCCGCTTTGGAAGCGCCGGGCCAGATTTCTCTGGGCCCGTCTCCGATGTCAGAAATGAGGGCTTCATAAAGAGCATTAGGCTTGAGAGCCATATTTAAACTCCATAGAGGCAATGGGGGAAGACTACGGACTCGACGGAATAACGCTAAAATCGTACGGTAGGGCCAACCACTTGGTAGTGGCCAACTTGCCCACGCGATCCCAGCTCACGCCGTCGACCGTAGTATACTCTGAATTAACCGGGCTAACAAGGCCCAGCCTTTTCAACTCACTGAAGAGTTTGTCTACGACCTTTCGCGACATCCCGGAAGGAAGGCCAATGAAGGCCCTACGCCGGGACTTTGCGGTGAGAACATAGACATCATGCGACGAAATGCTGAACGTCCAGACTTTCCAGTCTGCGTCCGGTGTTACACGTTTCATAGAAGCTCCAGGTTTGGAAAGGTCAGAGAATCCCCGTGCAGATCTGCTCCGCGATAGGCTGTACGCCCGGCGCAAAAGCGAGAACTGCACTTATTGCTGCAACGATCCCTACGCCGATCGTCAGCTTTCGAGGCCGTTTAGCCAAGATAGCCTCCGATCAGTGTTTCACTCCACTCGTTGGCCTGCTGTTCAAGCAGGCCGCCGATGAAGCAGTTGAGCGCCATGATGTTAGACGAATCCGTGGTTTCGCAACCAGCCGGAATGTCGTAGATCAGACGCGCATTGATCGGCCGGGCAGGCTGCCCTGTCACAACATACACGCCCTTTTGAAAGGCGAGGTTGTACCGATTGTAGGGAACGTTCCTGATCTCGCCGTTTGGGCCGAGAACCAGGCCTCTGTAGGACTGTGGGAGGAACGCCGTCACAGAGAACGGATCGTTTGCCGAGTTGGCACGGACGTTAGTCTGAGTGCCGCCGAGGCTGGTAACGATATAACGCTTCGACCCAGGTGCAGGTCCTAGTGCCGACGTCAGGGTATACGTCGGACTTGTGAATCCAGACCCTGTGGCCCCAGTAACTGGGGATGTTGGTAAGAAACCAGGCATTTTAAGCCCTCTGTTGTCTACATTAAGCCTAAGTTAATAGGCAAGGATTCTGTTACGAGACCAGGCAAGAGCAGCCATGTTAATCCATTTTGTACTAAGCCCCGGAATCTCAAAATGCAGATTCGGGACAGGTACGGACTCTATGGCACCTCTTACGACAGTCTGGGTAGTAACAGCGTATTTACCCGGGGTCATGATAGTGGACGTGATCTTCTTGGAAGAAGTATCAAGTGGGCGCACGGGAACAAAATCCGTGATAAACACCCTAGTCCGGGACCGCAAGGTCCTAGACTGCCACGCGCACGTAGTTTGATTAAAGCTATATGCGCTAATGATTTCCCCAACATTGGAGAAATAATCTACAAGGAAAGAGTAGGGTATCAATTCCCACGCAGCCGGAGCAAGGTTGCTCCAGTCATACCCTAACACAGACTGACTTACGTTAGTCGTGTAAGGTATGTTCCTCATCACCTTCCCATAGTACGTGCAATCCCACTCTTCTTCATAGCGGGACTTGCATGTCCAAGAAATTCCGGCCGATTGACCGGAATGGGAAGCGAGCTGGCCACCGCCCTTCGTCTTATACGATGCCTTGATAGACACCTTTTCAGACAAAAAGGAGCGATCCTCTGCTAGCGCTTTCGCGCCGGCATCAATATCTCCGAGTAACGGTTTAACACCGTACGCGTAGGTAAGCCATAGATCGGAAACAATCTCAGCGGCTTTTAGGTTCCACCATTTTCGATTGGACCTTTTCATAAAGTCCAAGTCGCGGAGGAACTTGAAGAGCCCATCCTGAAGTTGTTTCCCACTATTCATTATCATATGAGTTGTACGTGCCGCCTCGCCAAGGACAACCAGGGACTCAATAGTCCGCTGCGCCTTGCGAGCTTTACGGTAATACTTCTCAGCTGCCCCGTCGATGGCTTCTACGGGTAACGTACTAGAGGCCGCATACTTTTCATTCAAGAACTGCAACATACCACTGAACGTCAGGGTCCTGTCTTCAAAAAGACCGAACCCGTGGTTCTGAGTGTACTTCTGCTGCAGAGTAGCGGGCGAATACTCAACGTTGATTCGGGTACCGTTAAGGTACCCAGTGGCGTTGAGCCCTTGCCTGATCCTAGCCTTCCAACCCTTCGAGTCCTCCGTTGTTCGCGTATTAGCGAACTGGAGAACTCTAAAGTTAGCAGTCTGGGAAATGTCATTTACTACGTTTGAGGTCCCGTAGAAACGCTGCAAGTCTCGACTAACGTTCGTATAATTAAACGTGACGTTATCGACCTTAGTAGTCATAGATCTCCATCGGGCGTTATGCCCAAAGGGTGAGTCACTTTAGCTACAGTTCGGACTGATAAGGTCCTTGCTGCGGGTGGGTGAC